TGATCTCTTTTTACTAGTTCCTCAGAGATTATCATCTTGTGTCCCTGAAGTACAGGTTCTAAGGTATCAATAATACGGAGTTCCTTTTGTTTATTACTATTCATCTCCTCTATATGACATGGGTATGTTCTATTAACGAATGGTGCTAGTAGCTTATTAAACATACCATCACCAAATGTCTTTTCCACATATATCTCAGTAGCCTTATAGTGTTTAGCTGTATCCGCTATCTTCTGTAGGTTCTTATCTGAGTAACCCCCTTGCATGCCCTCACAGGCTCTTACATAGAGGAAGCCATTCATCATAGATACTACTGCGAATGATAGCTCATCACTACCTCTACCCGCAGGATCAACTGATAGTACAGTACCTTGATATGGTTTAAAGTCAGTTGATACAAATATAGGTCGTAGTAGCTTATCGCCTTCTAGCCCTACACACTCTATATCATTTATTATCTCACTAGCTCCTGATCCCCATGCTACTTGTACAGGTGCTATATGCCCACTGTCTATACCCATGACCATAAAGTCACTTATCTTTAATGGGTGTCTATCAGCATCTGACATAGCTGTTATCAGTTGAAACTGTAAGTTATATCCTGATCTACCATAGGACATTTCACGTTCAAGTAAGTCCCTATCATCGAACCTCGTTGGTTCTGTAGGTTCACCCCTGCCATGACAGGCTGAAGATAGCTCAGGTTCAGATTCTAGGTGTTCACGTAAATAAGGGGCTAAACGTGATGCATAGAGTTCTGACTTGAGAGCTTCTTCTGTAGGATACCTACTAGCCCATATCCTTATCTCATAGCCTCTCTTAGGTAGGGCATTATATAAGGACATTTCAGTTTGGGGTGTACCTAGGTAACTGATGCTACCATCAGGTATTAAGACAGCATCACACTCCTTGACGGAGTTAGATAGATTATCTCTCATACTCTGGGTTAAACTATTACGAGGTACTTCCACATCATCAAGAATAATATGTGAGGCACGACCACCTGTCATCTGACCTGTAATACCTACTGATCTAACTGAGGGGGCTTGATGTGCCGTGGATGGACCTACATCAAAACTAATAGCTGAATCCCGCTGTTCCTTCTGAGGTAGTAAGTGATGTAGTAACTTCATCTCCCCAATTAGCCTACGAGTAAAGATGGTAAATGCCCTAGCTCTATCACTACTAGCACTGATAACTAGTATGCGTTCATTAGGGTTACAATATAGTAGCCATATACAGTATATTGCTGTGATCCAACTCTTACCTACCCCTCGGAATGCCTGTATAACCTTACGCCTAGGACCGTGTTGTAGGAAGTTAGCTATGTCATATTGTATGGGTGTTGGCTCAGGTAATCCTAGATGTTTCCAGGCTAGGTACAGGAGATTCCTAAAGTCCTCCTTAATAGGATCAGTGCGTTTCTTTGCCACTAACAGCCTTCAGTCCTACAAAGGGTAGACCTTCCACTAGATTGTGCATCTCATTACCCTCTACTACATTAGCTTCAATCCCGTTATCCTTTAGGAACTGGCGGGCAACATTAAGTGTACTTGCAGTGGGGTCTGCTTTAATGAGTTCAGCCAGTGTCTTAGCCATTAGAGCGTGTAGCTCCTCTAGCTCCTTGGGTGTTGCTGTCCGTTTACCATTCATATTATTTAGACCTCGGTGTATTAATAAATACTTGTTCAAACATATCCTTACCTAAGAACCACACTAAGCTACACGTAAATGCAATAGTACTTAAAACTTTAACCATTTTAACCATACCTTCTGCTGTGGTCCACGCATCAAGTAGTGCCTTGACTGATCTATCTAGATTTTTTACATCTTCATGAAGTGACTTAACCTCTGCCTTTAGTAGTTCGATTTCTGTTTCTTCACTTTTGCTCATTTCTTCTTCTTCCCCTTGTGTAATAATTGTGTTTGAACAGGTAAACTACTGTACATATCTAGTTTGCATGCTATCTTAATTGCTTCTTCTGGTGTTTTTCCTAAGTGCATTGCGGTATCTGCAATCATTGCCCCTGATCCTATACTCATGGACTTACCAATTACCTTATCTGGTCCAAATGCTGCACACCAGAAGAACAATCCGTTTTCATTAAGTGTTAATGCAGCAAAATCTTCAAGATCATCATACTCAGGATCATCTACGTTATCTGGATCAGCATACCACACTAGGAACTTCTCAATAGCGGTACAATCCCCTGAACAACCTATAACAGTTCTGTCTATAATTAAAATTTTCTCGGCTAAATAGGGTAATGCACCTGTTGTTACTTGAGAGTCGCTGTATATACCTTGTCTAGTTCCTATAATTGTAGTCATATGTTACCTCTGAACTCTACTTTTCCACTTATAAATAGTATCGAGGGCAGCTTCTGCCTTCATCAGTCTTCGTTGTAGTTCACTTCTGGAAAGCTGCTCAAGGGGTCTGGACAAATCGCGGGTGCTAGGAGAGTCTGACACCCCGTCAGCGTTAATAGTATTAATAGTATTTGTAAATTCCGCATCTAGTTCCTCTTTGAGTTTCATATTGTGTTTATCTATCTTGATACTAGTTTCAGACTGATGCTTACCCAGAGCTTGTAAACCTGCAAGCTCCTTTAGGGCAGCATCTAGCTGACGGGCGGTGTAACTTCTCCACCCATACATACCAATAAGGATAAGTGTATAAGCTAGGATAACATACACCATTATATCCATNCTAGTCTTCTGAATCCTTTTCCTTCAGTACAGTAACAATTAAGCCAAATACAAAAGCTACAACNGTAGCTAGTTGTAATTCTTGCTCTACTGTCAATTCTAAACCTAATAGTGCGCCACCCCAAGCTAAAGCNCCTACTGCTGCTGCCTGTGTGCTTTTTTCTTTTAATCTTGCTTTAAGCCATGCCATCATATACCAAACTCCCTATTATTAAATGTAATTAAAATGTAATGCTGTAAAATATACTCCATAAGCGCAGGGAATACCTGCATAAGCAAACCAGAGGTCACGCCTCCAGACTGTTACCCGTCTACCGTGTTGATAGTACTCCCTCGACAAGGGGAAAAGTAGTACTAACCAGACGAACCATATAGGTTGCCATAGTATTAGTAGTGCAGGTACAAAGGCTGTAAGCCAATGTGCTATTTGATCAATAATTTCTTTTATCATATTAGTAACTTATTATCATTTTAACAACGAAAGACGGTTGCATATTATTATGTGCTGCACCACCACCAGTTGATGCAGTTGGGGTTGTGTTAGCTGAGTTGCCAACTTTCATCTGCGCCCCTGCTTCTGGGTCATTGGAATGAGCCTGTCCAGTACCACCTGTATGAGTATGGGCGGGCATTTGAGCAACAGTAAGTGTATGCGTTTCCGTACCTGTAAGATAAGCTAAATCCCTATGAGTAAGTCCTGCCCCACTGCCCTCACCAATCGCTGCTCTGCCCCTAGTATCTGGGACATTAAAGGTACTTGAACCATCACCTACACCCCAAAGAGTACCGATAGCAGCAAACAGTGCAGCGTAAGTAGTACGGGATACAGCCTGTCCTTGACACCATAACCAACCAGTTGGTGCTGTACCACCTGCATAGGCTTGCATGCACCCCGCGGGTATAATACTGGCACGAGCTAAGTCTATAACAGTCTGTAATGTTGCTTTCTTCTTATTCCCTGAGCTAGATTGATCTGCGAATGGCACACTATCCAATGCTGTAGGCACTGTTGCAGTTAAACCTTCAAATACAGATTCATTTAAAGCTGCCGTTGTTACTGAGCCATCCCCAAACCCTGCGGTTACAGGGGCTGCATAAGTTATTTGTACTGCACTTGTGCCAATTGGTATAGCTGAGTTAAACGTAACAACACCTAGAGCTAAACTCCATGTATTAGAGTGCTGTACTACCCCATCAAATGTTATAGTGACAACATTAGTAGTTACATCAGTACCCGCACTCATCGTTAATTGGGTAGTTGAACCTGCTGTGAACCCTACACCCGCTGCAAAGGCATCTACAGTAGCTAGATTATCTGATCTATCAATAGCTTCTTGCCCTATGTAGAAGTTTTGGTTAGCTGATAGGTCCAAGTCAGGTGCTGTTAATACTGAGGCATCCTGAAAGTCTACTAGCCTTGTAGTTGCAGGTGTTACCCTCTCTATAAATATGGAAAGGGGAGAAGCAGGTGCTGTTACGAACTGTATTGTGGAATCAGTCAGCCACACATAATCCGTAGTCAGTGTCTTTAGTACACCTGCTACCTTCACTGTAACATGAGTTCTATCTAAGAATAGGAAGGGTATGCTAAAACTTCTAGCTGAACCATCCCCCGTGTATGTTACTCTTGAGTATGCCATTAATCATTTCCTTTAGGATACTTTAGTTTAACTGCCAAGCAATCATCAATGTACTTCTGTACCTGAAGGTCATCAGCTTTAGCAATGCCATCTAAGTAATCAGCTACAGGTGGATACTCTCTTGCCCGTAGTTCTTGATAAGCCAAGGCATCTTGTTCAGTTTGCAGTCGTTTAATTTCTTTTGTGATTAAACCTTCATCTAATGTAACTACATTACCCTTCTCATCAGTAGCATCTATATTATTGTCAATAGAGACAACAGTTGAGTGTGTATTTCTGATTGCTAAATCCCTCATGCTCCTATCTCCATAACAGTTATTGTTGATATAGAAACGCCAGAGTAACTAGTATTTCTTACGCCTGAAGTCTGGTCATTAACTCTAAAAGTCCCACCACCTTGCACACAGGCAATTTTTACATTATATGTTTGGGAAGAGGTTGTTGATGGGCTATCAAGAAACCCCATCCCTGTATTCACGGTATGATTGTTATCTCCATTATCATAACCATTGCTATGCCATAAATGTGTTGCGCCTGAAATAACATTAGCTAAACCAATAGGGTTAGTTCCTCGATACAGTCTAATCCCTCCTGCGTGTCCTCCAATTCCTGCATTTATATCATACCTAACAAGTATCTTACTTGAAGTTGAAGAAGGGGTTATTGCTACACTTAACCCAATACCCACATAAGTTCCAGAAGTTGTTGTAAATACATTTGTCTTGGTAAAACTTAGGCACTGTAACACCTTACCACCACCACTAGTATTACCTGTACCTCCACTTGCTGCGGGTAAAGGTGCAGCTAAAGTAACTACTCCATTTGTTCCAACAGTTAATTTAGCAGCATTATTTACAACTATTTCTGTAGGATAGTTCGTTGTTGAACCTAGCCTGACACTTTGATTACTAAGACACTGTATGCCACCCTTAACTGTGCCTGTAGTATTTAAAGACATTAGCTCAGTATTACCTGCTTTTGACTGAAGTATAGTTCCTGAAGCAGTAATCGCTGCCGTGGTTAATGTGCCTGTAAGAGCAGGAGATGCACTAAGTACATTATTGCCAGAGCCTGTAGAAGATGTTACTCCCGTACCACCACTACCTACAGCTAATGTGGCACTTAATCCTGCTGCTGTTCCGCTAGTATTTTGATTTAATGTGGGGAATGAACAGTTGGTTAATGTCCCACTTGCAGGAGTACCTAAAGCAGGAGTTACAAAAGTAGGGCTAGTAGCTGTTAACGTATTAGTAATAGCTACATCATCATTAGTATCCACCGACATATAAGTATTGCCGTTATTCTTTAGCGTAGTAGTAGTGCTTGTAGTTTCTATGCTAGATGCCATTATTTATTTTCCTTTAGTTTTCTCATTATGGAGTAGTCTCTTGTACTATCATCCAAGCACCGTCATATCCTAGATTTCCATCTCGTCTAATTTGTATCCACCCCGTATTACAAGTCATTTTTAGCGTGAGAGAGGCTGTTTTTGTTGTTGGAATAACTATTCTGTTCATTCCAGTAGTGGTGTACCACCCAGACATAGTGCTACTACCTAGATGAATACCATCACCCCAATTACCATGCCCTAGTGCAGTAGAATCAAGAAAAGCTGTTCCTGAAAAATGTCCTGCTGATCCACCATAAACACCCGCAGTCCACCAGACTGTTAAGATATTACCTGCTGTTACAGGTATGTTTGCAGTACATCCTATTGCTGTCATTGTGTTAGTAGCTTGAACAGTAGCTATACTACCAGTACTGTTTATATAGTGATTTCTAACCACTTGTCCACCTTGAGTATTACCAGTGCCACCACTAGCAACGGGTAGTGGAGTACCTAGTGTCACTTCACCGTCACCACCAACTTGAAAATCAACATTACCTGCATAGTCTTTAACTTGAAAATTCCCACCAGCATTATTTGCACCACCTTGAACTATTAAAGAAGGAGAATCTCCAGAACCACTTGTGTTCCTAAAATGACCTGCGGGTACTGTAGCACTTGAGTGTGTAACTTCTAACTTACCATTTGTAGGAGCAGTTGTGCCTATACCAACATTACCTGCTCCAGTAATCCTCATCTTCTCGCCATTGTCAGCACGAAAAGCCATGTGATTTCCGTTATTAAGATAAGCAATTGAACCAATATTTTGGTTGCCACTATCACCAAAAGCAATATGAGCATCGCTGCTTGTACCCGCAGAAATTTGAAGGACAGTCGATCCACTACTCTCGAAATGAGCAACAGCCGAGCCATCTGTGGAAGCACCAGAGGAATCCTTAAAAACGTGTAATTCACATTCTGGAGAAGTTCCTATACCAACATCACCATTAGCTAATACCGTAACCTTAGTAGCACTAGTACCACCAGTAGTTGTCTTTAATTCTAACTTGCCTTCGCCACTAGATACCTCTGTGCCTGTAACTGCTGCGACATTAGGAGTCTGAGCGCAGCCAAAGTCTAAGCTATCTGCTCCCCCATTTGGGGTTGTAATCTTAATTGTCAAAATTTATACCTCTTTTATTTTAATGTTCTGTCCAGACTCTGTTTCCATATTTTCTTTTTGGAAGAGTATAAAATCTGCACCAAGTTTTTGGTCACATTCAGACCATTTAGAAAGTGATATAATCTTATCACCAAAGTACACATCCATTCTGTCACTATCTGTTTGATAGTTATGCCCTTTGGCTTTTCTTAAAGTTTTCCAGAAGAACCCTCGTTTATATTGAAAAGTGTAAGTCATAATTTAAGCATTAACCTTTATTAAATATTGAGCGTTAACATATATTGGTAGGTGAGTGACAGCAGTTGTACTACCTGTTGCACCAGTAGCAGCACCTCCACCTGATCCAGTATTTCCTGCACTAGCAGAACCAGTATTACCTGCACTAGCAGAACCAGTATTACCATTACCACCATTATTTACTGTTACTCCATGACTATGTGCGCCACCAGAAACAATGATTTGTCTACGAGCATCATGCGTTCTAGTAGTATCTGTCCCACTATAATGCGATCCTGCAATGCCACCTTGGGAGTTCCAAATAGGTCTAGTTGTTCCGTCATCTTGTGTCTTAGAAATAACACTATGAGTGTGATTGCCTGCACTAGCTGAAGAAGCTGAATGACTATGAGCAGGTGTAGTATGTGTATGTGCAGCAGTAGAATGCACATGAGCAGCGGTACTATGCGTATGCGCAGAGGTAGTATGAGTGTGCGAGGGTATATTAGCAGTAGCTAAAGTAAAGGTAGCACTACCTCCCGTACCACCACTACTTGTTG